CATTTTTTACTTCATTGATTTTTTCCTGATATATAGCCATCGGTGTTGTAGGAACAAACTCAAAAGTCATCAATCGGAGATCAAAATTTGAAACAAGAATATCGTTTTTAACTCTTAATATAAGGTCTTTTAGCTCTGTTTTGTAGGTGGCTGGAATAGTTCCAGCCAAAGCATCGTTAATACCAATTGAAAGCATATACTTAATATTTGCATTACCATTGGGAAAAAGAATACCTTTAGCTGCATTTACTCTTGAAAGAAAATTAGTATAAGCTGCGCCCCCTGCAACCCAATCCGATGTTTTTGAGCCACCTCTACCTGCTTTTACGATAAAAACTTCATGATTTCCGAAAAAATTATTATCATAAAGATTAGCTATGTCCAGCTCCATTCCGTGACTATTATACCACTGAGATTCCAATCCTATATGACCGATTAAATTATTAAATCCTATTTTTAACGGCTCAAATTCAAGGTTTTCATTGTTAAGAATTTTAATATTTCTCAGTGCCAATTCTGAAGGCGTTGCAGAAGAGTTAGGCGCTATTCCTCCAGAATTACTTTCACCAAAAAGTACTATTAATATTTTTTGCTTATCTGTTTTTTTTTGAATTAAAAAAAATGGATTAATCATTTTTATCGTTATAATTAATGTTAATATTAATATCAAAACTAAAATTGTAATTTTTACTTGCTTTTTCATGCAATAAAAATAATCAATTTTTAAATTTACCGCTTAAAGAAAGACCAGTTCCGACAGCAAACATTCCTTTGATGTAGACTTGAGATACTGAAAAAACTCCGGATGCGGTGTAAAAATCAATCCAGGTTTCGCCATCCACAGAAGTCGAGCAAATTGCGTTACTCCCTGATTTTCTAATTTTCATAAAATTACCTGAAAAATTCGTCTGTCCTATATTTTCCATGACATTACTAACAGCTCGTGCGGCATAAACTACTCCCTGATATTTATATATACAAATCAAATAGTCTTGTTGAGCTGGCTGTATCCAGCCAAATAGATTAGATAAACTCGGCGTGATACCTAATATAGCACTATCGGATGTAGTTTCTAAAATCAGCTCAAAATTATTAGAGACATTTATAACATTGCTATAATTAGCCCCACTGTTTTGATTTCCTGACAAAACTTTTGTGCTGGCATTAAATGTTGCACCTTGGAAATCATCAAAAATAATGTCGTTAATCAAAGAAGGCAATGTAGTTATATTGAGGGTATTGCTAAAATTAGAACTATTTCCCGCTGCATCTTTGGCTCTAAGCTTAATATTATAATTTGTAGAATGATTTAATCCGGCAATAGTAAAAGGACTTGCAGACGCTGTATTAACGAGTAAATTATTGATATATATTTCGTAAGATGTAACCGCAACATTATCAGATGCGCCTGACCAGGAAAGAGTAATGCTTGTGTCTTGTATTTCACTA